AGGAAACTCTTCTCTCATACGAGAGTCTAAACTACTATAATACTCTTCTGACTTTGGATCAAGCCCTTCTTGCTCTACAAGTCTTTTATGAATACCAAATGCAGCGTAAGTCATTACTTCGTCTTTTCCAAACCATTCATTATCCTCAGCCCATTGTTCTGCTCTAGGATCTGGTCTTTTATATGTTTGTTGTTTAGGAGCTTCTATTTTTGTTTCTTGAGAAGGATTTTCTCTTTCAACTAAAAGTTTTTCTGCTTCTTTTAATCTTTGTTGTTCAATTGCAATTTGTGCTAATTGTTCTTGAGCTTTTACAACACCATCATTATCTTTTGATGATAAAGCTCTTTTTAAATTATCTTTTATAACTTCAGATTGAGTATTAACTCTTTCTTTAAATTCGTTTGTATAACCAGTATCAAGATCTTTTACTTTTTGTTCAAAATCTTCGTTTTGTTTTTTCATTTTTTCTGCAAATTCAATTGCAGCTTGTTCTCTTCTTTCAGCTTCACGCATTTTTTTTGTAAGTTTATCAATACGTTTTTTTACTGAATCAGAATATTGGTCTAATTCATTTTCTTTTTTTGTTTCTGTAGATTGTTGTTCAACAACAATTTCTTCTTTTGGTTCTTCCTTTGTTTCGACAGCTTTATCGTCTTTAAGTTCTATTTCTACAGACTCTCCAGACGTATCAATTGGAACCATTTTATCTTGTTCTGATTGCACTTGTTGCATAGACTTCTCCATGTTTATAATATGTTAGCGGGCAAAATGTCTCTAGGATCATCTACCGTCCCGATTATTTCATCGTCGTTTACGATTCTTAACTCACCGCCATCAATCTTAATACGAGATCCTGCATAACGAGTTATTATCACCCAATCATCTTGTTTACACCAAGGACCATCAGGAAATCTTTCTTTATCTTTGTAAGCACTAGGACCTACTTTTAAAACTTTACAAATATTTGTTGTAATTTGTGATTCTTCAATTGTTTCATCTGTTAAATGAATACCACCTTTTGTTTTACCTTGTAATTTAAGAGGAAATAAAACTACTCTAAACCCAGTTGGAGTTGGTACTTTTTCTAATTCGTTCTTCTTTTTTTCTACACTTTTACCGTCCCATACATGTTTTGGCATAAGTATTTTACTTGCTGTTTTAGTCATCTTCTAGCTCCGTTTTCTTTAGCAGGTCCGTGAGTTCCTGTACTTCTTGTTTAAGTGCTGCTAATCTTCCAGTCAAATATTTATAATCCGACCAATCTTTAACTAACCCTCCTAATATAGACTCTTCTACTTGCTTTTGTCTACTAATTAAATCTTTTTTATAAGCTGTAAAAAAATTTTCTAAGCGCATGATTTCATTTGATCCGATAATTTTTTACAGCGATTTGGAGTTTGACGATTCCATCTCGAGTCCAACATTTCTAAACTCGCACCTTCAAAATTTCGGTCCTGCAGGCATTTCCACATATTTTTAAACTTGGACACGCCTGTAGGGCCAAGCTGATACACCATCTCCGTTAGAGTGTGCTGTGCAGTCGTTGGTAAATCAGAAACACCATTATTTTCCATAAGTGTTCTAGCTTTACCAATCGCATTATTTAAATCGTTATCAAATACTTCTTGTAATTCTTCTTTTGTATAAGTTTTACCTTCTTCAAAACTATCATCAGGAGTAACTTTATGACCCCAGCCAATCGTAGCGAAACCTTCGGTGTCCATATAGACGTGGTCTTTAAACCCCTCGGATAATTTTACTGAACCAGCTAATTCGTCGTATGTCACTTAGCAATTCCTTTTGCCTTCTCGAAACTTCTCATGCCGGCTACCCCGAGCATTGAGGTGACTATAGCTAGTAAGGGCCCAGTTTCTATGGCAGGTGGTACAATATCCATACCTGAAAATTTTGCATACCACTCAATACATGGTGATAATATAAAAGCAAAAAATAAGGCTAGGGCTCCGCACCATCCTATAGCCGGTCGCCAGCCAGCAACGAATACGCTGCGATGGCTGGCTTCCTTTGCATTAACATCTAATTGTTTTTCTGCAAGCTTTTGTTGTAAGCGTTGCATTAAAATCTTTTTATCTAATTTCTCTTCCTCACTTGTATGAAGTTCATCGACAACTTTTGAAATGGTTGCTAAGGCTCCACCTTTTCCACCACCAAGTAAGCCACCGATAAGATTAAGCACTATGCTGCTCCGCCTGTCATCCAGCTAATTACCCAGAGAACAACAATCGCTACAATAGCGGCTTTTATCCAGTCCTTCATTTTCCAATCTGACCATTCTTTAATATGGTCCCATAGATCTTTTAATAGGTTCATAAAACCTCCTTTGTTAAAGTAGCGAAGTATACTATTTTATGCCTTTAAAAGCTACTTTTTTAATTTGCATTCTACTTGTTTGACCCTGTGGTCCAGTTCCTTTGTTATCTTTTACAACAAAAGGAGAAATACTTATTTCAGCAGTTGAAGCTGTACCTCTGTTTGGAAAAGGATTTTTTTGAGGAACTTCCGTCATTTTTGCATTTTTAAATTTCATTTTTTACCCTTTTTTTTAGATTTTTTCTTTTTTATAACTCCTCTAGCCATTAAAATATCTTTTTTAGTGATTTTACCATCACCACTTATGTCAGGAAATTTTTTCTTTTTCTTCATGCTATCAATGTATAGTTGGTTTTATGAGATTTAGCAAGTCTCTTCCATTATGATCCATAATTTTTTGAAACTCTATCTCTGATAAGTTATTATGATACAATATTTTAGCTACAGCCATCATGGACCCCGCTAAAAGTATCTGATCTTCTTGATTTTTAGTAGTTTGATCACAAAATGCCAATAAATTATCAAAAAATTGCTGTAATCTTTCGGTTGCAGTATTCATATTGTTAATATTAGACACAATCATCAGTTTTACAACTAAGTTTTACGTTTTTTAGACTTACCTGCTTCACTTAAAGCAATAGCTATTGCTTGTTTTCGTGATTTTACCTTCTTTTTTGACTTTCCAATGTTTAATTTTTTTTCTTTAAACTCTTTCATCACTTTAGATACTTTTTTAGACGTTGAACCGCCTTTTTTAAAGCCTTGCAATGATCTATATTGAGAAGGTTGCACACCTGCTTTCAATAATTTTGCAATATCTTTTGGATCTATAGATTTTTTTCTATTTTTAAGTTGTTTTTTTAATCTTCGTATCTCTGCTGCTGATAATCCTGTTGCCATTAGTTACCTTTCTGCTTTGCTAAGTTAACATTTGCTCTAAGTTGAGCAATATCTTCTTGTGATTGTATTTTTTCTCTAGCAATTTTTTCTTGTTCATCAATTTTTTCTTTATCTAATTCAAAACGTTGTTGATCATCAAAAGCTCTTCGTTGTATTTCTGACTCTTGAATGTCTAAATCACGTTTTTTAAGCTCAAGTAATGGATCAGCTTGATTAGCTTCTAAATATTCTTGTTCTTCTGCTACCATTTCTTCAGTTCTTTTTGCAACAAGTGCAGCAATTTCTTTTTCATTTTGCATTTGGAACTGTTGCATTAATTCTGGTGGGACTTGTCCACCAAATTTCATTGCTTGTTCTTGAATGAGTGGTGCATTCTTCGTTTCAATTTCTTCTTTTGCTTCTTGTGAAATATGATCAGATACATGACTTTGTAAAATTAATAATATTTGCGGATTGTTTTTTACTAAATACGACGACATAAAAGCACGATGAGCATTAATATGTTCCCTGTGATCTTGACCCGGGAACACTTGGAAGGGAATACCTTTGAGTGAGTTAGAATTTTCTTTTCCAGGATCAAGAGGGACAGGAGGTTGTGGAGGCGGGAGGATTGCTTCTATACCATCCACACCCAAAGCCATATACATTCTTCTATATGCTTCGTAAATATTATGAATCTCTGGATTACTTTGAGCTAATTGTAATTGTGTTTGAGCCAACGATATACGTTGAGTCATCGAAAAGATATTTGGATCACTTACAGGTATTACATCAACACGATCATCAAAGTCTGCTAATTTAATTTGTCTATTTCCACCACGTACAGCGTACGGATATGTTGGTGGTAAGTATTCAGCGAATACTCTTGCTAAAATTTTAAACTCGATATGTTGTGCGTAATGCAATCTTTTATGTATACTTGACATGACCCGTGAACCACGTTCCAATAATGCCATAGTAGTACCAACTGGATTGGCTTGTGAACCATCTCCAATTTTTTGATCAGCAATAGAAGCGAACTCTCTACCACTTTGTACGACAAATCCTAAAAGTTGAAATAATGTTTGATCAGGTCCCTTGTATGGTAATGGCATTAAGCCATCACGAATTGCACCGCCTGGTGCATCTACGTCTCTAAATTCTCCTGGCTGTATTGGTGAATCATCATCTCTGATTCTAAGACCACGGGCCTTGAACCCTGCTGGTAAGTTTGACAATGTTCCCGCATCAATAAGTTGACGGAGCGCTGAAGTGGCCGTTCTTGATAAACCCCCAAGCATATGGATAAGACCAAAGCCATAAAAACCAAGACCAGGTAAAAACTTAAAGTGTACGAAGTAAGGTATCTTTTGTTTTGTTGGATCGTTTGGTTTGTAATTTCTGTAGATAGATAATATTTCTCCTGAGTTTTGATCAACTGTGATAATATAAGGAAGTTTGATTCCAGTTTGTTCTCCGTTCTTGTCTAAATCTTCGAAGCCTTCTATATCGCATTCAGCATGAAACTCTATTAGATTAAAGTCATACTCCTCATCTGTTTTTTGCACACCTTCAAGTTTATCCATTTTTTCTTGAATAGGATTATCTTCAGAGATACCTGGATTTAAATCTATGTCTCGATAAAAACCTGATACTTGTTTTTTACGTAAATCATTTTCTGACATTTTTAAAACATGGGCAATACGTTCTGCTGACATTAAGTCAGTAGCGTTGTAAGGAACAACTAAATCTTCACTTGGAATAAATTTTGCAACAGCTCTATTTAATCCAGCATCATAATAAACTTTTTTAAATGCTGAACCTGCAAGAGGTAAATGAAAAAGCAATTGATCCATTTCAGGATCATACTCTTGCATCACATTAACAATTTGATAATTCATAAAATCTTTTACACGTTCTGCTTGTGCTTCTTTGTCCATGGTAATTTCACCAACAATATTTACATCGACAGGTCCTTTTGCTGGTAACATTTCTCTATAAGCATGTGCTTGAAATTGTGTAACTGATTCTGCTAATAGTGGATGTGTAACACCACTTGCTCCTTGAAATGGTTGTGAACGTTCATCATACTTAAAACCTAAAAGATCTAAACCTTTTGAAAAACCTTCTTCCCAATCTTTTCGTGAACTTTTATCATCTTCAAACTCACCTAATAATTTATTTGATATTCTCATTAATTCATCATCACTGACAACTTCTGCTAAGTTTGCATAAAAATCAGTAGATGGTGCTTGTAAAGGTGGATTAACTAGAGCTCCACCATCTTCAGTCATCTCAATATTTATTTCTTCTTTTTCTCCAGGTGCATCAACTATAATTTCTTCTTGAGCTTCTAACTCTGCATTCTCTGGTTGTATTTTTTTATCTATGGCCATAACTTCCTTTTATTGTAATTTAGTCAAATATTCTACCTAATTTATTTATTCCTCTAGTAATGAAATCTTTTGTACTATCAATTGCTTCTGGAGCTGTTAAAATTCTGTCAGTGTCTTTAGCTTTTTCAAGGGCAGAACCCTGCATCATAGTTATTCCATCTATAAGTAAATTTATATTATCTTCTGAGGTTCCTCCAAAATCAACTTCTTTATCCCCTATTGTTTTTGCTTTTGCAAGATCTAAAGCTAATCGTATTACTTGACTATCATTTAAAGGACCACCTTGTTTCTTGTACATATCTGTAAGCACAGTTTCTATTAAAATTAAATTTTCATCAGAAATGTTTTTTGATGATTCAGCAGAGCCCCCTGCTTTAAAATTAGGTATTTTGTCCTTTAACAGATTCATTAACATATTTTCACCCTCAACCATTTTTTCTGCTGCTGGTTCAGTAATACTTTCTACCGCAGGTTCAACAATATTTTCTTTTGCATACTTACTGACCCTGTATACATCAGGTGCCATAGTAACTGCTGTGCCATAAGGACCAGTTGCGGCTCCTACTATTTTACCAAAGGCTCCTTTACTAACTAAAGCAACAAGAGAAGCTAACGCTGCTTTTGCTTTTTTAGTTTGACCTGCTTGAAACAATTTATCTATCTGCGCTAAAGTAAAATCTAAATTTAATTTTTGTTTAGCGGACATTTTAACTTTATCAGCTAACTCTTGTATCTTTGTATAAATTTGTGATTGTATCTTTGGTTTTTTTACACCTGTAGCTGTGCCTTTTGTTTTAAAAACAAAATCGAAATTCTTATCAAGATATTTATTTTGAAAAGCCATGCTAATAACAGGTTTATTATTTTTAATAGTAATGGCATTTTTATATTTTGGTTTAACTTTTACTTTACCGTCCTTACCTACAGTAACACCTTTCTTTAAAATTTCTTCTCTAAATTGACCAATATACCCTGATAACATTCCTGAATTTTTAATTGTTGCTATTTGACTATCATTTAATCCTTTCAGTGCCGTGGTCCGATATTTTTTCATCGCTTTATTAAAATCATCAAAGTTATCTTCATAGTCCATGATGTTTGGTACATTAATAATGTTTCTTACTTGAGCAGAAGATATTCCTTTTTTTGTAAACATTTCAAAAAGATCAGGGCCCATGGCTCTTTCAACGTTTGCTCCTTTTAAAATATTAGCAATACGTGAGGAAGGTCTTTTTGTTACTGTATCACTTGGCACGTTTAATGCATCAATGACGTCAACCATTGTTTCAGTTGTCGAGCCTAGCTTTGGTTTGTTCTTTAAATTTTGTACAAGTTGACCTAATAACGCATCACCGCCATTGCTCATCTGAACAATGCCACCATCTTTTTTAACAATCTTTGGTTTAGGATAAAGAATCTTAATTATGTCATCATATTCTTTTTTTGTAATATCACCTCTCTCCAATTGTGTATCAGCAATATTTTTGCCAATTTGAAGAAACATATCACTTATATTTATCGGTTGTCCTATTCGATCGTCACTTGCCATTAGTAGTATTCCCTTTGTTGCGTGATCCGTGGTTCATCTTGATAATCACTAGGTAAATTAATAAAATTACCTTGACGAAAACGCATTAATGCTTGTGTAGTTGAATCCACTAAATCATCGTAATCACCATAAGGGAAAGCGGCGCATTCTTCAATAACTTCTTCTGCCCATCGCTTATCAACAGGATAGTAAATTCTACCAGCTTCAAACAACGGTGCAACAGAATTAACACGTACATGCTTATCGTTTCCTTTACTTGGTACAAAATTGACGACCGGGACTCCTACTTGACGTAATTCGTGAGTTAGGGGGGTGCCACTTGCTTTGGCTTCGATTATCACAGTCTCTGGTTCCCAATAATTATATTCATCTAATGCAATTTTTTTTAATTCAGGGAAGTCCCACCTCCCCTTACGAACATCAAGCAGAATTAGGTGGGGACCCTTATATGGAGGATAGAAAACTCCCCAGGTAGTGATTGCAGAAAAATCGGCTGTTTCTTTTTTACTGAATGCTGTGTCATAACTTTGTATAATGTGTATCAAATCGGGAATTTCTTTTTCTCGCCATACTTTCCACCATTCTCTTTTAATAATTGATCCTTCTTCTGACGTTGGATTTTGTTGCCATTGTGCTTGCCATTTAGCTTCTGACAATGATGCTTTGACTCCTTCTAATTCTTCTAGCTTCCAATAGTTTGGCCAGACAGGAGTATTGCTAGGCATGATTGCAGGAAATTCTATGACTTCCCACTTATCAGCTTTTGGTTCTGATTGTGCGTTTAGCAATTTTCCTGTTAGATCTTTCGTGGACCAACGTGTCATAACAATAACAATTGCACCACCTGGTTGTAAACGTTGACGAGGTCCTGACGTATACCACTCGTAAGCTGAATCCATAGCTGTGTCACTTAATGCATCTTGCTCGGAATGTGGATCATCAATAATTAATAAATCTGCACCACGACCGGTTATTGCACCACCTATACCTGCTGCATAATATTCTCCGCCTTTATTTGTTTCCCAACGACCTGCTGCTTTGGAATCTGCTGCAATTTTACAATCTTCAAAAACTTGTGCAAATTCATTTGTATCAACAAGGTTTTTCATTTTACGACCAAATCTTACTGCAAGTTCTCCTGTGTGTGTTGTTTGGATAACTTTTAATTTTGGATTTTTTCCTACCATCCATGCAGGAAACAAATAGGAGGCAAATTCTGATTTAGTGTGCCTGGGGGGCATGTTAACGATCAATCGCTTAATCTTTCCGTTGGCAATATCTTCAAACTTCTTTGCAATCTTTCGATGATGATCACCCTCAATAAATTCAGGCCAAACGTGCTTTACAAAAGGAATAAACCTTTTTTCAGCTAGGTCTAACTTTCTTAATTGCTGTTCCAATAATTCTTTTTGGAGTTGGACCTCCGTTTTGTTTTCCATGGTATCCTATGTATCAAACTCCCCCCATAGTGTAAATTATTTTTACGTGGTCTGATTTAGGGGGGTGGGGGTTAATTGTAAATGATTTTTGTTTTTTGGTTTTGATGTAAGTACCTAGCACCACGGTTCATGGTGCTAGGTTAATTATTTATTTCTTTATGTATCCTAGCTCCTGAGCAATCTTTTTTTTATATTCGGGATAGGGCAAGTGTCTATATTTGCCAACCGCTTCTAAAAATTTAATATAATTTGAACCAAGTTTAATGGTTCTTGTAGTTGTTTTATTTTTCTTTTTCATATTTTCATTTCTCCATTTTCTTTATCTTGTAGTTTATTATTCTCTTCCGAATAAATAGCGTTGTTAATTCTAGCATTTAATTCTGAGTAATAAGGAAAAGAATAAGTGCTATTTTCTTTTGACCTTATAAAATCGGTTAAAGCTCTTCTAATACATTGTAAATCTGTAGTATCTAAATCAATCATTTTTATACCTCTGAATGTGGTTTGTAAGTTGTGCCTACATTATCTTTTAGCCACTTATGGCAAGAAGGTTCATCATTAAAATAACCTGCAACAAATGGATCGCCACCTGCACAGCAAGTATTATGATCACTAATAAAATATTCAGTTTTATTGGTGTGAGAAATTATAAAACTACCACCACGAAAACTAAACGCTTTGCCAATAGTTATATTATCTAATTCAATCATTTTTATTTATCCTTTCTAAAATAATTCTAGTTGTTTTGGGTTTGGTTCGTGGTTCTCGGTACTTGGTTCAGTATCTAAGAAATTAAATGATTTTGTTAAGTTATCAAATAACGCCCTTCTAATTATTTGTTTATCAACATAAAAACGAAATTCAAAAAGGTTCTTTTTAATTTCTCTTTTTGTTGTTGTGTGATTTACAAAATGATTTGAATAGGTGGCACTTGAACCAACTTTCACATTGACGTTGCAAGTATCTTTAGCACCCCAGTTTTTTGAACTGCCATAAATACACGCTTCAACCTCGTTATAAATTGGGTATGAATAAGCCATTTTATTTATCCTTTCTTAATTAATTAATAGCCCAATTTATCCCATAAATGCTTAATTTTCAAACATTTTTAAGAGTTTTTTCATATCGGTTCTTGGTTCACGAACCACGAAACAAGGCACAGAAAAGCCATTTTTGGCTAATTCTAGCGCTTTTTTGCCTTCATATGCTTTTATAAGGGAGTCTTTGCCCCTTTTAACTAAGATAAAAGTGGGAATACCTAGAGAAAATCTCTTTAAATGCCAAGATATTTGAAAGGGACTAAGATTAATTTTATTTAGTTTTATAAATTTTAATTCTATCCAAATTTCTTTTTTATTATAAATTGCTGTTATGTCGGGGGTTCCTTGCCCTATTCTATTTTCTATTCGTTCAAAATAAACACAGGGCAAAGAGTTTTTTAATTGTTGATAAAATTTACTTTCACTCATCAAAAAGTTTTTTTTCTTCTTTTTCAAGTTTTTTCATTCTCTCAATTTGAAAATTATTAATTT